CGCGTTCTTACGCTAAAGCTTGGCAAGGCCAAGATTCCCATGATTATGACAAACCATACCTACGATGTAGTAGGAGCCTATGTTCCAACCAAGGAACTTGGTGGTGGATCTGGTCTAAAATATGCGGCTTCTACTATCGTAACATTGTCCAAGAAGAAGGACAAGCAGGATGATGAAGTTGTAGGTAATATCATTACTTGCAAACTTTATAAGAGCCGACTAACCAAGGAGAACAAGATCGTTCAGGTTCAACTGAATTTCGATAGCGGTCTGAACCGTTACTATGGTCTTGTTGACCTTGCCTTGGATTACGGTATCTTCAAGAAGAACTCTACCAAGATTGAGCTTCCTGATGGTACAAAGGTGTTTGAAAAGCATATCAACGAAGACCCTGAGAAGTATTTCACTCAGGAGATTCTAAAGCAAATTGATGAGCGCGTTCAGGAGGATTTTAAGTATGGATAAGAAAGCACTAATTATCGGGGCCAATGGTCAGGATGCATCGTACCTCGCAGAACTACTTGTTGAGAAGGGATATGAGGTTCATGGAACTGTTCGTAGAAACTCTGTTCCAGAATCCCAGACAACTCGTATCGATCATCTTTGGGTCGATGGAAAGATTAAGCTGCACTATGCAGACTTGACCGATCCGATCAGCATCGAAACTAATATTCAGAAGCTGCAACCAGATGAAGTTTATCATCTGGCCGCACAGTCTCATGTTCAAGTTTCATTCGATCTTCCCAAGTATACCCTTGATGTAAACGGTGGTGGTACTCTTGCAGTCCTTGAGGCTGTTCGTAGATTCTCACCCCACTCAAAGGTATATCATGCGGCTACTTCTGAGATGTTCGGTAATTCATGCGATGATGACAAGTACCAGAGAGAAACAACTCACATGTCTCCTGTAAGCCCATACGGTTGCGCCAAGCTCTACGCTCACAATCTATGCCATAACTATAGAAACGCATATGGTATGTTTATTTGCTCAGGAATTTTGTTCAACCACGAATCTCCTCGTAGAGGTATTAACTTCGTGACGAACAAAGTAGCACTGCAAGCATCAAAGATAAAGCTTGGAATGGCTGAAAACCTGATTCTTGGGAATCTAAGAGCCAAGAGAGACTGGGGACACGCCAAGGATTATGTTCGTGGTATGTGGAACATGCTTCAGATGCCTAATCCAGACGATTATGTTCTTGCTACTGGTCAATCATACTCAGTAGAAGACATGGTTGAATATGTCTTCGAATATCTCGGTATGGATTATCGGCAGTATGTAAAGACTGATAAGAAGTATGAGCGACCAGAAGAACTACATTACCTTCGTGGTGATGCTAGCAAGGCAACAGAACAAATGGGATGGGAACCAACCATTACATTTGAGGAGATGATGGACGAGATGGTGGATTACTGGATGCACAAGTTGCAGAATCCTAAGCTTGAGTTTAACATTATCTGAGGTAACTATGAGCAATGTACTTTTTTGTGATGGTCACGACAATGCTTTCGTTGGTTTTATGTGGAGATTCGGTCAGAATGAACCAATCGCCGCATACAGCCAAAAGAAGATTATTGAAAATTTGATGGCAGATGGCATGACATTTGATGAGGCACAGGAGTATTTTGAGTTCAATATCATCGGAGCCTGGGTTGGCTCCGGAACTCCTTGCTTCATTGAAGACATGTCAATCGAAGAAGCAAAAGAAAGAGCGGAAGAATATGAAGTATAATATTATTGAAAATGATGGCGACGGAAATGCACATATTGAAATTGCAGAAGGCAGATTCAAGGGCATTGCGATTCAATATGGAGTTGTAAATTTACAAGAAAAGGATAATAATCTTGTTTTAAATTTCAACTATGATATAGTAAAAGGTCAACTCTTGGATTCTGAAAAGGAAGAATTTCAAAATGTAGTTGGAAATCTTCTTGTACAATTCTTAGAGGAACAGAATGGTATGATCGGTGATCAATTTGACGGAGAGGTAAGTGAAGATGATGGAATCAGTTATATTGAAGAATCTGGCGACGAATGAGCAGTATGTTCGTAAAGTACATCCATTCCTTAAGGAAGAATATTTCAGTAATAATGTAAACAAGAAGATTTTCACTCTGGTTTCGGAATTCATCACCAAGTACAACAGCCTCCCCACAAGGGAGGCTCTTGATATCAGCCTTGGTAAGCTTGATCTTGTTTCGGAAGACGAGTTCTCAGAATGCTCCAAGTGCGTTGAGGCTTTGTATTCCAATCCAGAACAAACAGATCTCACTTGGCTCATTGAGCAGACTGAGAATCATGTAAAGGATAAGGCAGTCTATAATGCTATTATGGATTCTATTCATATTCTCGACGGAAAATCAAAGACACACACAAAGAATGCAATCCCTAGTATTCTTTCTAATGCTCTGTCTGTGTCATTTGACAACCACATTGGTCACGACTACATTGATGATGCTGATCGACGCTTTGAGTTCTATCATCAGATAGAAAAGCGTATTCCGTTCGATCTTGAATTCTTCAACGCCATCACTGGTGGTGGAGTCCCATCAAAGACTCTCAATATCATCATGGCTGGTACTGGTGTGGGTAAGTCCCTGTTCCTATGCCACCATGCAGCGAATTGTCTTGTACAGAATCTTAATGTTCTATACATCACATGCGAAATGGCAGAAGAAAGAATCGCAGAGCGAATTGATGCCAATCTTCTAGACATCACCTTGGATAATCTCAAGGATCTTCCAAAGACCATCTACGATAAGAAGATGCAGCAGCTAAAGAATAAGGTTCATGGCAAGTTGATTATCAAAGAATACCCAACTGCCAGTGCATCGGTTGCTAACTTCAAGCACCTTCTTGACGAACTGAAGATTAAGAAGCGGTTTGTTCCTGATGCCATCTTTGTTGACTATATCAACATTTGCGCTTCTGCAAGAATCAAGCAGAATGCAAACACAAACAGCTATTTCTACATCAAGTCTGTCGCAGAAGAACTTCGTGGTCTAGCAGTAGAGTACAATGTACCAATCTTCTCAGCCACCCAGGTCAATAGAACTGGATTTGCAAACAGCGATTTCGGTCTAGAAGATACTTCGGAATCATTCGGTCTTCCTGCCACAGCAGATTTCTTTGTTGCTCTTATCAGCACAGAGGATCTAGAGCAGACTGGTCAGATTCTAGTCAAGCAACTCAAGAACCGCTACAACAGTGCAACTGTAAATAAAAAGTTTGTAGTGGGTATTGACCGCTCCAAGATGAAGCTGTATGATGTCAAGCGAGATGAGCAAGATGGCATTGCCGATTCCAATCAGAATAATCCTGATGGATACGGACAGGGCTATGCTCCGCGTGAGATTCCCAAGCTAGTCAAAGTGAGTGATTGGACTATATGAGCGCATATATCGACAAGGTGTTTATCAACATTGCTTCAGAACACTTGAAGAAGTTCAAGTGGAAGAAGGATAATCTTGCCAATTGTCGATGTCCGTTCTGTGGGGATTCCAAGAAGCGTAAGAACATTGCCCGTGGGTATTTCTACCAGAAGGGCAACGACTTCTTTTTCCGTTGCCACAATTGCGGCCACGGAACAAACATGTACAACTTCCTTGAAGCAATCAATCCGTTGCTTGCCAAGGAGTATGCTTTTAAACGATTTACGAATGGTGAAAATGGAAGATCAAATTACAAGAAACCAAAGCAGGAAGATCTCTTTGTTCCAACTAAGAAGATCACTACATTCGAAGTGCCTAAGAATTGCGTCAATGTTTGTGACCTTGATTTTGCACATCCAATCGTCAAATATCTTGAGAAGCGAAAGATCCCTGACGAATCGTTCTGCTACTTTTATTACGCCGAAGACTTCTCCGAAGTTGCGAAGGGCTTTAGCAGCGACTACGAACTCAAGAGAGAGCCAAGACTGGTCATCCCATTCTACGATGACGAGAAACAACTCATCGGAGTCCAGGGTCGCGCGCTTGAGGCAGATTCCAAAATCCGCTATATTACTCTCAAGAAGGATTCTGTGGAAAAACTATGGTATGGACTCTGGAGAGTAAATCCAGAACAACCAATCTACATCACAGAAGGACCGATTGACAGCATCTTCCTACCTAACGCTCTTGCGATGGTTGGTGCTGCCGGGGACATGAAGCTTCCTGAGAAGATTGCGAACAGTGAGGTGATCTATGTCTTCGACAACGAGAAGCGCAACAAGCAGATTTGTGGCTTCATGGAAACGGTTATTGAGAAGGGCCATAAGATTCTTATTTGGCCAGATGTTAAGGTCAAGGATATTAACGACTATGTTCTTGCGTTTGGTGATCCGATGGCTATGATACGCACCAATACGCATTCAGGTCTTGAAGCAAAACTGAGGTTTATGAAATGGAAAAAGTAAATGTACTTGATAAGGGTTTCGTTCGACTCATCGAAGTGATGGGTTCTGACTTGACGGTTGTAAATGCGGCCAGAGTTTCGTTCCACAAGGAATCATCCTGGGACGGAGAACAGCACTGGACAGGATCTATTACTGGTAAGACGCTACCAGACAAGGACAAGAAGCTTATTTCGTATCTGGCCAAGCACAAGCACTGGACCCCCTTTGCCCATCCCCAGATAATGCTTCACATCAAGGCTCCTATTTCGATTCGTACCCAGCTTTTTAAGCACAAGGTCGGATTCGTTGAAAACGAAATTTCTCGTCGGTATGTAACCGAAGAACCCGAAATTTACATTCCAAAATGGCGTACAAAGCCCACAAATGGGGCCAAACAGGGGTCAGAAGACTTCCTTACCAATGAAGACACGCTAGCGGCTGCTGAGGCCATGTATTTTGAGGTGGCTAGCGATGCCCTAAAGACCTACCACTGGCTCCTTGGGGCTGGAATCGCCCCAGAACAGGCTCGTTTTGCCCTGCCCCAGGGTACATACACCGAATGGTACTGGACGGGTTCCTTGGCCGCTTATGCCCGTGTTTTTAAGCAAAGAATCGACCCCCATGCTCAATGGGAGGTTCGGGAATACGCAAATGCCATGGGTAGCCTAATTCAGCCCCATTTCCCTGTTTGCTGGGCAGAACTTACAAAGTAAATATTGACTAAATACCCAACACGGCTAGAATGCCACAACTTTAAGGATTTTCATATGTCACTACCAACTCCATATCAGAGTTTTATTCACGCTTCCCGTTACGCTCGTTGGATCGATGAGGAAACACGAAGGGAGTCATGGAACGAAACCGTTACTCGTTACTTCGACTTCTTCGAAAAGCATCTTAAGGAAAGTTGCAATTACAAGATGCCCAAGGATCTACGCAAGGAGCTTGAAACAGCTGTTCTGAACTTGGAAGTGATGCCGTCTATGCGCTGCCTCATGACCGCAGGCGAGGCATTGGAGCGCGACCATGTAGCAGGGTATAACTGCTCTTATGTTTCTACGAGCAAGGTTCGCTCGTTTGATGAGATTCTATACATCTTAATGTGCGGTACAGGTGTTGGATTCTCCGTCGAAAGGGATTTCGTTGAAAAACTTCCTACTATTGCTGAAGAATTTACCGACAGTGATTCGCTCATTGTTGTGGAGGACTCTAAGATTGGCTGGGCCAAGGCTTATAAGGAACTCTTCTCGCTACTCATTGGTGGTCAGATTCCGCGATGGGACATTTCAAAAATTCGTCCTGCTGGAGCGAGACTTAAAACATTCGGTGGACGAGCATCGGGACCTGAACCTCTGGAAGACCTTTTCAGATTTACCGTTGAAACCTTCCGCAAGGCGGCTGGTCGAAAGCTCACTACGGTCGAATGCCACGATATCGTATGCAAAATTGCTGAAATCGTAGTTGTTGGTGGCGTTCGTCGTTCTGCTCTCATCTCTCTATCGTCACTTGACGATGACCGCATGCGTAATGCCAAGAGCGGTGCGTGGTGGGAGAACAATGGTCAACGCGCACTAGCAAACAACTCTGCTTCATACAAGAGCAAGCCAGACATGGAAACTTTCATGGACGAATGGGTTGCACTTGTCAAGAGCAAGAGCGGTGAGCGTGGTATCTTCAATCGTCAGGCTGCAAAGAATCAGATCAAGCGTCTTGGTGACCGTCGTAATCCAAACTATGACTTCGGAACTAATCCTTGCTCAGAAATTATTTTGCGTGATCGTGAGTTCTGCAATCTATCTGAAGTCGTGATTCGTGCTGACGATACTCCAGATACTCTTGCTCGTAAGGTTCGTCTTGCTACCATTCTTGGTACATTCCAGTCAACTCTTACAAAGTTCCGCTACCTGTCAAGCGATTGGCAGAAGAACTGTGAAGAAGAGCGTCTGCTTGGTGTGTCTCTGACTGGTATCATGGATAACGAGATCACTAATGGTCGTGCGGGTGATCTACCAGATCTACTTGAGCATCTACGCCATGTCGCGGTGGATACTAACAAGGAGTATGCTCATAAGCTAAAAATCAACGAGTCTGCTGCAATCACTTGCGTCAAACCTTCAGGGTGTGGAACTTTAGACACTAAAATTAAAACTACAAATGGTATTATGTCATTTGCTGAGATATTTGAATTCTGTGGAAAAGATCCAGAAAATCTATTAGAGGGATCGTGGGTACAACCACCTGTTGAATTGTTTGTATATGATCAAAACGACGATCTAAGAAAGGTTACAAATCTCTATGTAAAGGGTATGTCACCCGTATTTGAGATTGAAGATGAACACGGTAATGTTTATAAATTTTCACCAGAACATAAATTACTGACCAATAATGGTTGGAAGTGTATGCGAGAATTAACTACAGATGACTACATCATGTCATTTGATCCTCTTGAAAATCTTAAAACACTATATACTAGTGGTGTATTAAACCAAGAGGAAGTTAATGAATCGAAAGAAAATAAGACGTTATTATAAGGAAAATAAAGGACCAATACCAAAAGGATATGAAATACATCACATAATTCCTCTTTACGAGGGAGGATCAAATGATATTTCAAATCTAATAGCACTTTCATTTGAAGATCATAAAAAAATACACCATGAAAGATATTTAAAAAATGGTAATGTTAGAGATTTGATGGCTAGTAAAATTGGAATATCATCTTCTCAACTAAAACTAGAAAAATGTAGATTGGGTGGTAAAAAAGGCGCAGAAACGCAAATAAAAAATAAAATTGGAATTCACTCTCAAACAAAAGAAGAAAGATTGATATTAGCGTCCAAGGGTGGTAAACGAGGAGCATTTACTCAATCGAAATGGCAATCTGAATTTGGAAAACGGGGTGGAATCAAAAATAAAGGTTTTGTTTGGTTGACTAATGGTATTGATAATATTAAATATACAAAAAAACAACAACAATTAAAAAGCATAAAACAGTTCATTGAAGAAAATAAAGACTATAGAATAGGAAGAACAGAACCTAAACTCATCTGTTCTGTGTGTGGAAAACAATTAAACGCAAGAGCAATCGGAAGATTTCATAACGAAAGGTGTAAACATGGTAAAAATAAAATCAATTAAAAAACTTTCACCCGAATTTATGGTCGATATAGAGGTAGAGGGTACTCACTCATATCAACTATCCAACGGATGGATTTCTCACAATACAGTTTCGCAACTTGTGGATGCTGCTTCGGGTATTCATGCTCGTCACGCTAGTTATTACATTCGTCGTGTTCGCGCTGACCGTAAGGACCCAATCTGCCAGTTTATGATTGACAAGGGATTCCCTGCCGAGCCATGCGTAATGAAGCCAAACCATACTATGGTCTTCTCATTCCCCATGAAGTCTCCTGAACATTGCATTACTCGTAATGACATGACCGCTCTTGAGCAGTTGCAACTCTGGCTAACATATCAACAGTACTGGTGCGAACATAAGCCAAGCGTTACCATCACTGTTCGTGATGAGGAGTGGATGGAAGTCGGGGCGTGGGTATATTCTCACTTCGATGAGATCAGCGGTATTTCGTTCCTTCCGCACTCAGATCATACTTATCGTCAGGCTCCCTATGAAGATTGCACTAGAGAGCAATACGAGGCACTTTTGAATAAGATTCCATCAACAGTGGATTGGTCAGAACTGTCTAAGTATGAAAAGGAAGACAACACCACTGGCACACAAACATTCAGTTGCACTGCTGGCTCATGTGAGCTAGTAGATTTGACTAAATAAATTACAATTTAATATTACGCACTGGCGACCCTATCGGTAAAACGATAGGGTCGCTTTTTTGCCTAAATAGTATATGATTGTAGCCGGAATTGATTATTCTTTAACGTGTCCGTGCATTTGCATCTATAATGACTTCAATAAAAAGAAGGTATTTAAATTTGAAGATTGCATGTTTTTCTTTTTGACAGACATCAAAAAATACGCTGATGTATTTTATAATAACATTCGCGGCGAGCTTTTTCCAAAATACGATAGCAGTTGCCAGAGGTACGATAGCATTTCAGATTGGGCGGTTGATTTGTTAATTGGATGTGATATGGTTGCAATTGAAGATTATGCTTATAATGCTAAAGGAAGAGTATTTCATATAGCAGAAAATACTGGTATATTGAAATATAAACTGTATCAAAAAGCCATTCCAATCGAAGTTGTACAGCCTACCGTTGTTAAGAAGTTCGCAACAGGTAAAGGTAACTCAGATAAGAATAACATGTACAAGTTCTTTTTAATGGAAACGGCTGCTGATATCAAAGGAATCATTACTCCCGGAAAAGACGAATCGACCAATCCGGTTAGTGATGTGGTCGATTCGTATTATATCTGTAAGCACTTATATAAAAGTATGATTACCTAACCGTTGGTGGGTTAATCGGTGAAGGTGGAACGACTGGTGATGAAGGCTTTATCTGAGCTTTCTCTAATTGTTCTCTAGCTGCTTTCTGCATAGCTTCTAAGTATGCTAATCTCGCTCTACCAGCAATTATGGCTGATTTTTGTATGTCAGTTTCTGATGTTAGTTCTCTACCTAAAAGACCAGCTTCTTCTAATTCATCGTAAAACTGTTTCTGGTATGAAGTTAAATCACCTGATGGTCTTACTTGAGCTGGCATTTTTGGTTGTTTTAGTAATCTTTCTGTATCAGCTCTCAATCGATCTTGCTGTTCTTTTGAAAGATTTTTAGCTGATTCGTAGAATTCTTTCAAACTACCTTGCATTTTTGGAGGTTGGAACATAGATCCTATGAGATGTACGCCAGCTTCAGCAGCTGTTGGAATTGCTAATGCTGCTGCTGCCATTTTAGGATATAACCCCGGCATTCTAGCTAGTTGCTGCGATGCTCTAATAGAAAATGGAGTTGCTGCCATACCAACTCCAGCACCGACTAAATTGGTTGTAGCTGATGTGTCAGTACCAAGTCCTTTAGAAATAAAATCTATTGCCAATCCCTGAGCCGCGCTAGGCAACCCGCCTCTTAATATATTACCTTTAAATGTACCTCCACGCTCCATCATACTTGCTAAAGTACCAGCAGTTCCATATGAAGTAGCACTTTGAGCTACATCTCTAACAGCTTGGTTTGGGCTATTTGGATCGAATCCAAATATGGACCATTCCCCCACTTTCTCCATAGCGTAATCTGATCCTAGATTTGCACCTACAATCTTAGCAACGTCAAATACACCTTTACCAACTTTTAAGAGTTTTGCATCTCTTTTATATGCAGAAGTTATTTCAGGTGCTTCTCCATACAACTCTCTTGCTCTAGCTAACAATTCAGCGTGTTCTGGGGTTGCTGCTGGAGCATCTAATTTCATTTCTTTGCCCAATGGAGAAAGAGGTCTTGCAGAATCAGCAAAGGCAAATCTACCAGCAGATCTGTCAAATCTTAAAACCCCAGAATCAATCATTTCTTCAACTGATAATGCTCTTGTTAAAGTACCTTGTGCAGCACTTGTCTCAAGAGTTGTAATTGTGGCTGGTCTTACCCTCCATTTATTTTGAGCAACATCAAATTCATAACCCGATCCAATTTGAGAAAGTTGTCTTACTTGCTGAAGTGGAGTAAGCTCAGTCGATCCCCTTACTCTTTTGACTTTATATTCATTCTTGGCAGGATCATATTCAAATTCTGCATTAAAATATTCTTTTTCATCTAGAATTCCTAATGCTTCTTTTTGTCTCTCTCTGATGACAGCAGGATCGGTTGATTTATAAGTAGTATCTAAATCAGCAAAAGTTTTCAAAAGTGGTGATGATCCAGTTTCATTGAATTGCAACTGATCAATCATTTTTCTTCTTACAACATCAGCAGCTGCTTCTGCTGGATCACCCATTAGAGCGGGTCTGCCTTGTCTAGCAATATCTGGATCTAATAATTTTGGATTTCCAAATTGCCGTGCAAGTTGAGTGACATCACCATATGCAGCATCAAAAATTGGCTCAAGTACTTGTCTTATCTTTGCCTTTTTATGTGCTTTGTAAATTTCTTGCATCTCTCTAAATTGACTGTCAGCCAAAGCCCTAATTCTAGGATCGATAGCTGTTCCCGGTCTAACCTGAGCTAAACCAGCTGCATCTACATCTTGTACAACGAATCCAGCCTGTTTAAGTTGATCTTCTAATTGTCTATATCTTTCGTACATAGATCCCGATGCGGGTGCTTTAGCCCTTTTACCACCGGGAATCGGATCTATTCCAGCTTCAACCCTAAAGTCCTTTTTCATAGAATCGGCGTTGATATATCGATCTACTGAAATAGCTTTTGGCTGTTGAATATCACCCTGAGAAGTTTTATATCGATCAGATATTCTACCTTCATCGCGGGGTTCTATAATGCCACTAATCAATTGATCAAGTTGATATTCTCTATTTGCTGATCTGCGAGCCTTTAATTGATCCTTATATTTTGCAACTTCAGTTTTTAATTGTTTATCTTTGCCTGTATCTGGTAAGGATGCTAATACATCATCTAAAAATGAATCATCTAGCAAGTCAGGATTTATTGCTGCTGCCTGACGCATATAATTATCTGGATCTGTAAATTTTAAATTTTCTCCTGCGATTTGTTCAATACTTTCACCAGCTTTTAGTTGAGCTTTAGCCGCACTTGCTTTTGGTGGAGTCTTTGCTCTTGATCTTTTATCAAATTCAAGTTTTGAAGCCAAGACTAAAGGAGTTAATTGAGCCATTTCTTTTTCAATATACATGTCCTTTCGACCAGTGTCTTCAGCCGCAGCCACTTGTGTTCTCAAATTATTGATTAATAGCTCTTCGCCGCGAGTTAGTTCTCCGGGAAGGGGTGGTGCGCCATCATAAGGAGTACCCAATCCAATCGCATATGCACGTTTAGCTCTTCCCTCATCAGCATACATGTTGAGGAGATCTTCTTCAATTTCAGCCTGTTCTTTCGCGGCAAGAATATCTTTTCTTGCCTTTTCTAGTTGCACACTTCGTTCTTGAGTCTGTTGTGCTGCTCTGGGATCAAGCAATGGATTTGGCCTACCACCAGAACCAGTTAGCATAGCTTCTTGCTCTGTAAGCAAGGATCTTCTTTTTGTGAGTATAGCAGCGTTAATTAAAGAACGATGTGATTTATAATCCATACTAGTATTTATACTTTTCTACGCTTTTTTCTACGAAGCATAGTAAGTTTGTTTCTAGCAGGAACGGCTATTTCATCTGTTTCTGGGGGATATCCTAATCCCTGAATACCACCCCCACTAACTGAGTTTGCTGGTACTCCACCACCTTCACCTTCTTCTTTCAATAAGGCTCTGATGGAAATATTTTTCTTCATAAATGTATCCTCAAGAAGATACATCGCGTCATCGTTAGTTAGATTGTAATTTTTTGATTCTGCAAGGAATAGATTAAGAAGGGATAAGAAATTCCCATACTGGGCTTGAAATTTTGGATCGGGGACCATGTCAAAATAATATTTAATCTTTACTATAATCACCTCCAGAGGATCAGCATTTTTTTCATCAATAGCAACTTCTGGGGGTATTAAAAAGTTTCCATCGTTGTCTATGATACCTTTGCGGTAAAGATCTAATGATGTGTAATCTGAATTGATCATCTGCACGAATTTGTACATCGTGAACGGACGAACATACGCACTTGCTGACATATAATTACTCATTTGTTTTAAGCAACCTGTCTATTCTTGGGTCTGTTGGAATGGTTTGAATATTTACTTCTGAAATAAATTTTGGGAGTAAATCGAGATCTACTAAAAAACTTTTAAGGAATGAATGATATTTTTTATCCAATTTAAAAAAGAGCATCTTGGCGGATGGCTCTTTTCCAAATACATTTGATAAAATGATAAGGTGATTTCTTATGAGGGTAATCTTGAGTTCTTTTTCAAATTCGAATTTACCAAATAATCTTTTAATGTACTTAATTCTTCGCAAATCATCAAAGAACTCGTCTTTGCTGATGCATGATGGGTTATTATATTTTTCTTTAGCGTATTGCTCAAAATTTATTTGATTGAGCACTTCACCATCATGCATTGGGTGCGAGGAAGATATCAAGGACATAAAGTTTTCTCTTATTCTTCGAAACATTAATATGAAGATCCATACCCACGCCACCATTGAATTCCTTGATACCATCGGTCATTAAGAATCCATCTTTGAGAAGATCATGCTCAGGTGAGGTTCCAAATGTTCCACCATATCTTGTAATTGGGAAAACATTTTCACCAACATTTAGTGGAGTCTGCATGGTAAAGTTAAAATCAATACCTACAAGATTCAATTTTGCTCTTAGAAGAGCGATTGCACCCTTTGGATCAATATAGTCTCTTGATCCGAAAGCATTGAGGAACGCATTTACTCTTTCAAATTGTTCCCCGTTTTCAATTCTAAAGGCTCCAAAATCTGAAACGGCAGATCTTGTGGTTCTTGTGGGTTCGCCGGGTTGACCGAGGCCACCAGCGAAATAGTCTTCGTTTTCGAAAAGTTTTTGTGTTAGATCTTTAAATTTCATTTCTTGAATTCCTCAAATATTCCCTTCAGATAATTGATCCTCATATTCTGAGGTTCCATATCCTTTACCTTCTTAGTATTTATCATTTGATGAATCATATCACCGGGAGTTTCTTCGATTTTTGTGCCTTTATTGATCTTGAATTGATATTCGTTCATTGCTTCGGTGTCATCTGGAGATGAATCGCAACCGCATCCTTCAACGGCTTCTGAAATCTTTCTCCATCCTCCACCCTTCTTTTTGTAGCACTTTGCAGCCCAAGCATTGGCATAGGCTGAATTTCCTGTTATGGTTACAAATCCATTTTGAATCATAACCCATGTATTATTTTCAGTCTCGGGACACCATACTTCTTCAGTACCAGCATCTTCAATTATTAGATTTTGGGTATTGTGTGTTTTCTTATTTCTAATGATTGTAGCGGCCTTCATTTCTGGATATTTGTCAGAGAAAGAAACATGATAACCATTTAAGGATGCTGCGAGAATAGCAGCGTAGAAATGATCTTCGTTCTTCTGGCTAAAACCAAATGTATGACGTTTTTCTATCTTTGTGCTGATTCCCTGATCGTGGCCATCATAAACAATTGCACTGGCCAAAAATATTTCTCTTTGTTCTTTGGACATAGAAAGAACTTTTTCTGTCCATGAGTTTTTCTTTGACCAATTTTCTAAAATTAAATCAGAAGAATTGTTAAGTTCTGAGCAACAAACTAGTTGCATGTGCTTATTGATGTCCTTAGTTTCCACCAAACCAGTATTTTGATAGTCAGAACCACTCTTAACTACCCATTTGTGATTAGGGGTACATTTTATCTTAAATCCGGTTGCTTTGCCCATCTCAACAATAGGAGCATCATCAAAATGATGTAGATTAAGTATTGGTTTCCATTCAAGTTCATCATTTTGAATATTGTATGATAAAATTTCATCTCCAATCACAAGATTGTGGTAGCTTTCTGGTCCATTTCTAGTAATCGCTAGAGAATCCATTGTAACACATGGATATACATCAAACTTTTGTTTAGCTTGAGCAATGCAAGCACTCCACTTTTTCTTATCTGTTGGAGAGTTCTTTTCCAAAAGAACTCCATATGAAAGAGCTTCTTCCGAAAGAAGAGAAGAAACGCTTCTCTTGCTCCAGAATCTACAAGCCCAGTATCTAGCCTTCCAGATGGGACCGGGATTATCGCAATTGTGGCGTGCGCGGAAGTTCTTTCTTCTGGCTGGATTATCTCTTTTGATTTCCATGTTTGGATCGCCAAACTCAACCTTTACGACATTTCCCTTGTCGTTCTTGACATAGACCTTATACTTCTTGACATCGCCACGCATTGGCTTATTTAGTTTGACTTTTTTGCCTTTGTGTTCGGCAGCTTCTTCAAGGAAACCCCAGCTATTTTCTTGGAAGTACTTATTTTCTGATTCAAAGAAGACGGCAACCATTTCATCGCCAGAGCATTCTTCGATTGTTTCAAGGCCGCGATCAAGCCCCATGGATTCAACAATCAACTTCAAAGTGCCATCCCGGTGATAAGATATTTCTTGGACTTCTACGGGAGTGGTTGCATTCTTGTAATAAACATCCCCCACATTCAGCTGTCTGGCAAGCTTGCCAACAGAGTGAATTACGACTCCGACTGGAGTTTTCATTTCGACAATCTTCTTGTCCATTTCACAGGGAGGAGTCTTATATTTTTTGTTTCTTTTTGAGATATCCATAGATTGACCGGGTGTGTTGGCTTTCGTCTTTTTATTTATGTCCATTAATTCGTCTGGAATTATTGTTTCTTCGTTCATCTTCTTTTTCTTTGCTGCCCCGGTCTCGACATAGACAGGCTTTCGGCCTTTACCGCCTTCGCCTTTTTCGTCATATCCAGCCTTTTTCTGAGCTTTTCTTTTTCTTTTGACAAACGACGAAATACCTTTTTTACCTAATTTGTTTGCTTTTTGTTTTGATAAACAAGCAGAATAGGCCTCACCTTCCTTGGCATCTCCGCATTTACCGACTCTTTTTCCCGATGAGTCATATCTGTCCCAGCCGGGTTCTGAATTGGCAGATTCGTCGTGAAACCATTTGCCCAAACCAGAATCTTTATATACCTCATCGAGTTTATTTTTCATCGGTTGCTTTCTGCTGTAATAGACTGACTTCTATGGAATCCTTAGCTCTTTCTAGTGCCTTTTTGCAGGATTCTATATCTATAGTTTCAAATGTCACCCTATTGCACCATTGAACCATGATATATCCTGTAATCTTACCTTTATTTTTGATTGTGGTAGTCATGTAGGCTTCGACATTATCAGTTTCAAGTATTTGGCGAAATATGCTAGCTTTGAGTTGGCCTAGCTTTCTAATAACAATATTTTCTGATATTAATGATTGAACATGTTCAATGAACATGGAAATCAATACTTCTCTCATCTTGGTGTATTGTGCGCTTACTCCGCTGTGAAGAGATTCGTGAGTCATTGACAATTTCTTCATTGAAATACCATCAATGAAATATTCACCATTATGAAATTGAACCAGCTGTGTTCTGGCTGCGTCACACTCAAGTCTTAATTCAGTTAAAGCTTCGTGAATATCGCTGTGAGTTTTCCAGTATTCGATATTATAGGCTTCTTTTCTTTTCTTTTTCCAACGAAAAAAATATACCAATGCTCCTGCAATAGTAGCACCCAGTGCCGTTCCTAGTTCCAGATAATTATTTGGCATCAAGGTGTTTATGTCCAATTGCATTTAGTATCCTTTTAATATCCTGCCCCGGAGTATTTAGTAGATAATTAAGAAGCAATTCTTTAGTGCCTTCATCTCCAGCACCATGCTCTTCATAAGTCATTCCCTTGTATTTCTTGTTGTTGCTTCTGTTTGTTGATTTATCTTGAACTCTTAGATTCTTTTCAGAGTTATTCATAGGATTGCCGTCTTTATGATCGACATCCTTACCATCGCCCTTTTTTACTCTTCCCTGACGAGCGAGTTTTCTTCTGGCAGTAACTCTCTTTGCTCTTCTCTTGATTTGTTCTGGCTTACCGTGGTATTCACGATATTCCTTCTTATAATCACGATCACGCTTTTCTTCCGTGATTGATTCTGGGGCATTGTTGTAAGTGTATGCCAGAGCCAAAGCAACTAGAGTTTCAGGATCAAGCTGTTTCTTGGACTTCTTGAGATTGATAAATTGTTTTCTATTGATGAGTTTTTGTTCAAGTAGTTTAGCAAATGGTTTATCTGAATTGATAAGAATCTGTTCAGCCACATCCATATAGTGTCCGAGGGAATCAAACTCAATTTGCTCTTCGCTGCTTCGAACAACTGGAATGGTAATTTCTTTACCATTGACTCTAATGATATTGTTCTTTGAAACAAACTTCTTAAGATCTTTAACCTTTAGCATTGGGTTAAAGCAGAGCATCGATTCAAAATCATATGATTCAAGCATAAGTGAAAGAAGGAATCTAACCGGATCTTTCATTACATCTGCTGTCTTATAAACTAAAGATTTCATCAATGTCTTTTCATTGACCTCTGGCATTTCTTCTTCAAAAAGCTTTCTCTTAAACTTCTTAAATTTGATCTTAGAAAGCCCAGCCAATTCGGTGAGAAGCGCATCGTCAATCGCATAGATGCCATTATCACGAACAATGTGTGTGGCATTAGCTATTGGATTCTGATCTTGTCCAGATAAGTAAGCTCCAATCAAAGCCTTTTTAGCTTCGATATTTACTGGATTTTTCTTTTTGTTTATATCTTGGATGAATAGTGGAATGAGCTGTTCCATCTGCTGTTTGAATACTTCAAGAGAAGCTTGTGGCAACACCATACCGTTTTCATCTAGAACTTTTTTCTTTGCTACCAACTCAGTCAAATTTTTCTTTACCTTGTTATTGATATTTGGATCATTCATCAAGGCTTCGTATTGGGTGGAGTTGAATAGTGTCTTTCCGAATTGAGATGCAATAGTTTGAAATCCCTGAGCTAATGTAGGAGTGATCTGCATCTGGCTCAAATCCATGGTGCTAAACAGATTGAAAATCATCATCTTCTGAGCATCATAATTTTCATCTTTGGGAGCAATGAAAATCTTATTTTGATTTACAATCGGATTGATTCTCTTATCACTGGTAAACAACTTCGCAGTTGGCTGACTTCCGTCCATGTTGAAAACAGCAGTCTCATAGAAATGATTCAATACTGTTCCGTCTAGAGTGTTCATCTTTTCCAGAAGCTTCTTGGCTAACAAGAATGCTTCCTTAGTAAATCTTGAGAATTTACCTCCCATGAATGTGAGAGTGTAGTTGAGTTCTTGTCCAGAAGCACCGGATGCTATTCTGGACAATACAATCATTGCACGAACAACTTGCTCGCTAAGTGAAATTTTGCGGCCAGTTTCATCTTCGTCTGTAATGAGTATTCCAAAGTTCTTAAGATTATCTAAAGATAGCTTTGAAAGTGTATCTTTGTAGTTAAGTTTTGAACGCAATGGCATGAAGATGCTCATAGCCATCATGTGCTGCTGGGCAATGAACATTGGGTCATTAGGATTTACTTCTTGCTGTGGCTCGCCACCTTCCTCTTGGGGCTGATCTTCTGGAGCTTCTTCCTCTCCCTCAGCCTCAAGTAGATCGCGCTCTGCACGTTTTCTCTTCTTCTCAAAGTCCTTGTCATCTTTATACATCTGCATGGACATTCTTAATTCTTTTCTAAAATCATCAAATCCACGGAACATATCCCTTCTCTTTCGGGTTTTTCCTGATTGATTAGAAATTTCGTTTAAAAGATTAAGAATTTGATCATCGATACTTTCATCCATATAGACCCTCTGGTTTGATGCTATGTCCAATGCTTTAGCCTGACCTCTTTCCCGAGCCTGTCGGGCTAGAAGTTCTTTACGGTCGTTTGTTAGATCGATTTGATCACGACGCTCTCTAGCGGCAAGTTGTTTTCTCTCTCCCCGCGAGGCCTTTTTATTCTTAAGAATGCGTCTTCTTCTTTTGTATTCTAGAGCTTCGCGTTTTCTTCTGGCGGAAATTACTCGTCTTTCCACTCTCGATTGAAGAATTTCATTGCGGAGATATGTACCCTCATCAAGGCTCATGCCTTGGCTACGGGCAAATTTAATAAAGGTAGGTAAATCGAACCAACTGTCGTTCATCAAAGTATTTATAACGACAGTCTATTCCTCTTTTCGGACGAACTTGAAGCCTTTATAAGACTTTCTCTTGCCTATGACTAAGTCATACATCGCAGACCGATTTAGGTCGTTCTCTTGGCAATACTGATACAAGTTTTCAATTTCAACTTCTTTGCCTTCTTTGATGTAAATAAAACACCTTTTCTTGTCAATTTTTATGACTGGTTCTGGCATTTTGAAGTTTTTAAATTCCTCTGAAAGTTCATACGGAACAGTATTTGATTCTTCAATCCATTTCCAATGCTTATCTACCTTAACAAAACAGCCGCCATGCTTTCTTGTAAAGGTCTTTCTGTGGTAATCGGATCTGGCATCTTCATTCATTCTGACCCATAAACGACTATTTCTTATATTCACTTGATCAGTTTCACTTAGACTCATTGAACTTTTCCTTGTATTTCTGTATCACATCAAATAGTTTTCCAACGTATTTGATTGGCTTGTCGATGAATTCTTGAACAGAGCCGTCTTCGCATGTAATGAGGATGACAATGTTTTCAATCTTTTCATTGAATCTTTCCTCCCAGAGAAGAGCATATGCAGTTGCTTGAAGCTTATAGTTTTCAATATCTTCTTCGCGCTTTCTGTTCGTACTTCCCTTGAAGTCAATAATGCTCTTTACTCCGTTATAGTCAGCAACGCAGTCTACTCGACCAGCGAGACCGACCTTTGCGCCCCATAGAGGGTATTCAAGTGCATGTACGTTATCTATAGTGTCTAATTTGTCCTGTACTTGCTTGAAAAGTTCGTACTGATCTGGCATCAATGAATTTTTTTCAATCTGTTCATTGAGCAAATAATTTTCAATTAGTTTGTGTAGGTTAGTACCTCGTTGGCAAACTCTTTGAGATTCTTTTGGATTATCTCTTCGCCACTTCTTGAAGAATTCGTTCTTTTCCCAGCCTACGACTGTAGTTACACTAGGAAACTTTCCACCCGGACAGACATAGACTCGTCTACCGTCTTCGGTGATTTGTTGTACTTGATCTTCTTGGAGTTTAGGAAGATGATTAAATGATTTGGTATTGATATATTCAGATAGCATTACATAATTTCGGATACACTTGTCACATCACGAATAGGACCAATGTCTTTGGTTTGCATTAAAAATGAACCGTCATTTGATTTGGACTGTATTATACCACTAATGAGGTTTGATGCAGATACTAAATCCTCTTCATATGCTTTAAATTCTTCGGCAGGAGCCTCAGTTCCAGTTTTAGTGGCCTCAGCTTGGCCGGTCATTTGAGCCTCATCTTGCGACATAAGATATCCACCAACACCCAATGCAGTGGCGGCACCTAGAGCAAATGGCTTAACATTTGATTGTGGTTCGATATAATCTGATGCAGAACTTGTTTGGGCTGAAGCTGCCTTTTTAGTTTGTTGTGGTTCAACGTAAATATAATCTTGTCTTGGTGACGTTGGCACTGCTCTTGTTTCTGGTGCCATTTTAGCCATGCTTGGATCATAAATGTTTACGCTTGGATCAGATACTCCAATTTTTTTTAGATATGGTGAGACATCTAAATCGGAAGCACCGCGTCCGATTGCCTTAGAAATTGCACCAGCTAATCCCTCATTTAAAAGTTTAGATCTTTCAATTCTAAGAGTGAATTCTCTTACACTAAAATCTTCTTTGAGGCCACTCTTTGGCTTCTTATCATAATTCTTGGTTTGTTTATTTCTAGTCTCAATAAACTTTTTGATTTGAGTAGTTACGTCTTTGTTTGATCTTTCGTCAATGACTCTAAAGTTTTTAGCACCGTGAATAACATCAAGAAGACCTTTTTGTGAAGAAGCGGTTCTTATTTTCGTCCCTGTCGATGTCCTGATTTCGACTCGGTATTTGCCTCTTTTGATAACTTCTTCTTTTCTTTTGTCTTTCGGTTTTCCATAATTATCTTCTTCAAATAATTCAATAAAGCGAAACTTCTCTTCAAGAGACATCTTACCAGAAGCCTGCTCGACCTCCGAAAGAATCTCTTGAAGTTCCTGTTCGTTATTTTTGATTGCGTCTTCGAAAAGTTTAGTTAGCTTCTTCATATTTGTATTTATAAATGGATTACTTCCATCTAGTACCGCGCATATCACTAGCCCGGTCTAATTTTCTCTTTGCATATTCAGGCATATTTTGCTTCATACGACTCATGAGTTCGCTCCATCTACCACCAGATGCCTTGTCTGGGGTCAGAGTAGTATCAGCACTCAGGCCGGGAGTAACATCTTTCCAACTCTTTACAACACATTTTGATTTGCCACATGATGGGCATTTTTCTTTAGTTGGCTTATCTCTTTCGGCCATTGTATGAACTTCTTCAAAATAATGTTCACATTCAGTACATTCATATCCGTAATTTGGCATGTCAATTCCTTAAAAATTTCTTCCATTCTTGATTGTGATATATGTATTCGCGCAATCCGAGAATACTTACAAATGGGGGCTTGGGTTTCTTTTCTAGATTAAGACCCGATTCTTTGAGTGGCTTGTTTGCTTTTTTCAAATTGCAGCAGTGGCATGATGTCACCAGATTTTCCCATGTGGATCCGCCACCCTTTGACTTAGGAACAACATGGTCAAGTGTTGCATTCTTATCATCAAGATCTTTCTTGCAATACTGGCAAGTGTATTGATCCCGAAGGAATATGTTTTTCCGCGTGGGAGGAATCCTTCTAAATGGCACACGCACGAATGTTTTTAAGATGATTGTCTTAGGCAATTTAACGACTTGCTCTGAGGTCTTAATCTCATAAAAATCATTGCTGTAATTCAAGGCTTTTCCATTGTTTAGAAGCTTAACAGCCTTGATCCAATCAACAATGTTGAGTATTTCCTCTGATGCATTTAGCAGAAGAACTTTACGAATCATTCGTGAATATTTAGGTTTACTCATTTTTTCATTATAAAGATATTCACTTTTAAATCAAGATTACTTGCCCAAACCTATTGATTTCAATTGAAGTTCCGTTAGATCTCGATCAGACATCTTGACAGCATCAATTCCTGCAATTCCTGTTTGCATTTGGAACTGTCCTGCAAAAGAAGCATCAGCAGCTAGTCTTCTTCTTAGCATGTCTGCCTGATATCTTTTGTTTGATGGCTCGTTCCAATAATTAAACATTTGCTCTTCCTGTGAAGGTGCTCTTGTTCTGCCCTCAGCATATTTCTTTTCAGCAGCTCGTAGTCCTTTGGCTAGCTGACCACCTCGTTCAATGTCTGTTGATGGAGGCCCAACTTCTGGGGCTGTAGATCCAGCTTCAGTGTATTCATATTTTTTTGCAATAGTATCTGCACCAACATAAGGGTCATATTCTGTTCCTTTGAATGTTGATTTAAATTGTTTCTTTTTTGATGCAATTTCTTCTCTTGCGAGTTTATTTGCAAATCCTTTAGCAAATCCTTCAGGATTTTTTTCAAATGCTTTCTTTTGTCCTTCTGTAAATCTATCTGAATATTTTCCACCCAATACATCTTGGAAATATTGTTCTTTATTTACACCAGTCTCAGAATATTCTCTGGCAGCTCTGGCAAAGATATTGCCATATGCAGTAACTCTTTTATCCTCTGGAACATCCGCTAGGCTAGTGATGCCATACTTTTGCGCTGCTCTTTGCAATGCTTTTTGTTCAGCACTTTCTCCACCAAATGATTTGATGTTTTCATATCTAAATGCTTTTAGTTTTCTTTGTGCGTTTAAAAGATCTTCAAGAGATTTAGCTGATGCAGTATCAGCTGTTGTCTTTTGCTTTAACCAATCAGTTGTGGTAACATCATCATTAATCCCGAATACTCTTTCTCTTGGTGTTAGTTTTCTTGGGAATCTTTTTTGCATCTCCGCATCGATTTCTGCTTCAGTTGGCTCATAATCCATAGCCTGCTTTACTTTTGCAGATCTTGCTTGCCCAAGGAATCCACCAAATATATCTGGATTTTTTCTAGCCAATTCCAATTGTTCTTCTCTTGATAATGTTCTATCTCCTTGGGTTGCATCATAATCTTGTGCAGAAGTTTTTTTGATGTTTCTAGAAGCCGCAGCACCTTTTAGTGCTTTGGTTAAATCTTTACCAAGACCGGAAAATACATCTGAAACATTTGCAATATCTTGTTTCACATCTCTTTGAGTAGCATCTCGGTCAGACGCTTCAGTTGGTTTCATATAACCTTCTGGGGGATATGCATCTGGAGAAACTACTGGAGTATCATAAGATCTATTTGGATTAAGAATTCTTCTATCTGAATTAGCTTGCAGATATGCCTGAATATCGTTTAATCCTTCATAATCTTGCACAGGAATGTCTGAGTCTTCTGGATCCTCATCTTCTTGAGGAGGTCTTGCTATTAGTTCAGGAATAGCAGGAGGTGCTTTTTGGGTGTCAGCCTTTGCTTGTCGAGGTGCATCAAATTCCGGTCTATCAAATATTCCAGCTGGAGCCTTGTCCAAGACATCGTTTGCACCCCGAACAAATTTTTCAACTGCCTGTTGAATCAAAGCTTGATATTTGTCATCAGACATCAATTGGGGCATACCGATATATTCTCCTGCATCAACAAATCCAGATTTGCCAAAATCCTGATACATGGTATCCTCTGGCTCTATAAATCTTGAGCCAGTTGGTTCCGAGTCAAGGTTTTTTCTTGCTTTAGCAATAAGTTCTTGAAATTTTCTATTACGCTCAAGGGCTTGGTTTACTAAACCTCGCTCAAGTTCAATCTCAGACTGAATACTGTCTTTAAATTTTTGCTTAGAACTTTTTTGGCCTAAGCTAGATAATGGTTGACTGTCTTCGTAAGGATTTCTCAAATCTTGATCGGTTGGTATTTGTCTTGGCATACTTTATGTATATACCGAATTTAGTTTATATATAGTATGATATGATAAACCACACCTACTTAAGAAATAAAATCGCTGATCTCCAAGAACAAATCAACCGTCAAAGAATCATCAATCACAGATTGATGAGTTTGATGGAAAATACACAATATGTCGATGAACAGGGAAATCCTGTAGAGGTCGATGAAAAGCTATTACAAAGTGATTATAGGGACGGAAGTCTTATTTTTAATGGTATTAAAGTTAAAAAGGTTGAGTCACAAACATCAGCATTTCCAGAAAATAAAACTAGATTTCCAGACCCTTCAAATCAGAAGCCATCAGACACCAAGGGACCAGATAAGCCATCAACTCCAGAAGTACCACAGCCAAATGTAGATCCAAGTGGTTTAGCAAATCAGGCTGGCCCCGGTGCTGCTGCTATGGCAAATCAACTGGCTCAAGCGGGAGTAGGTGCTGGTGGTCAACCTAGCCAATCGGGTGGTGTAAATCTAAACTTTGCAAACATGTTTGCAGGACAATTCGCAAAGGGTCCAGTAAATGTTGGTGGTAATCAGCAAGTTTCATCTGGCTCAGGTGCTCAGACTATGAATTTTGGCACAATGGCTAGTGGAAATGCAGTAGTGGCTGGTGGTGGAATTTCAAATAGTAATATAGTAAGTGGAAATTCAAATAGCAATACCGCTATTGGTAGCAAAGTAGCCAGCGGTCTAGGAAAAATTGATTCTGGAAATACTTCAACTACAAGTACTACCACAAATACAAATTCTGGAAATACTACAAATACAAATTCTGGAAATACTACAACTAATAGAAATGTCGCTATTGGTGGCAGTAGCATAGGCGTTAACACTAAACCAGCACCCACAAAGTCTCGGACACCACCCTACGCAAGTGATGATATGGAATCTAGAAGAGTTCAGCCGGGGTATGGTGCTTATAGTGCTTCTAATAATAAAAATAAACCCCAAAAAGTTGCCGCAAATGAAAATTTCCAACTCAAAGTAAATAAAACTTTGAATGAAATGAATCGTCTGTTCGGACGCAAAGACGGTGGCCTCAGAAAATCTTGAAATAGCTATTGACTTGGGGGAGGTTTGTGCTAAAGTATTTGTATGCACAACCTCCCCTTTAGCATTCGCGTCCGTGGTACGATTGAAAGCCTTAAGAACGAGATGGAGATGACCAAGGGAACTGAAGAGTTTCTTGATTGGAGTCCACTCATCAAGTGTTTACAAGAAGCACTAACCGAAAACACTGAACCTGAGCAGATTGATGAATTCAATCAACCTGTTCAATTGGAAGAAGACTTTGAAGATTGTGAGGCATGGTAATGATGGATCACATCGATTATTTGTATTGGTTGGAACTTAGTTGGGATATGAATCAGGATACTGGATCTAACGAACCGCAAGAGGAGAACAATGTTCAAGAAAAGTGATTTTAGAGGTTCCCGTGGGGAACAACGTAACAAGAAGCGTAAGAAGTGGGACCACAAGCCTTTCAAGCGTCCCAAGGATGACAAGGGTAGCAATCAACGCTTCGACTGGAACAACCAGAACAATCAAAACGACGGATTCAACTAAACGCTCTGTTTAGTTCATCCATGACTAGTTTGGGAACTACGAGGTGACTCTTCACCTTGAAGTTCCCTGCTAGCAATTTCAATAGTTTATTTGATTTGTAAACATCAAATTTCATTTTCAGGCAATATGATTCCATCCACATATGATGGAGATACACATAAAGGTTCGCCTTTTTGATGTACATATCTTTATTGAATGAAATGCCCCATTTTTCAAGAAGCTTTACTGTGCGTCGTTCACAGTCTCTTTCATTTTCAGCAACCATTCGGAAAGCATTTCTGATTTGTTTTCCGGTCCAGTTTTTGTTGACAAACCCAACAGAGACATTATTTACAATGTCCTGAGCCTCATCAAGCTTTTTTGTAAACTGCTCTGGTTGGTCAAGCCATTGTAGAAAATGGCAGTATTCGTGTGCCAGTACATAGATCCATGTCTGGCCTCTTTTTGCTACACGAATTTTTCTTTCTTTTTTAGTTCTGCCGTAGATGAAATACCCATCACATCTGGCATTTCCGACATTGACTTTTTTGCCTCTTCCAAGGGTTAAGGAGAATCCATATTCTCCAAGATGCTTGCGAATGTGTTTGACAAACTCGGCTTCTTTTGTCATAGGCACCTCATTATATTTAGTATATCAGATATCCCAAAAAAACCCAGTAATATAAATAAAGTAGGAGTATATTATGCCTACTGAACTTATTTCTTTAATCGGCGGGTCGTTGACTGGATTTCTTTTTAAGTTCATGGCTCAGAAAAGCCAAGATCAAAAAGAAATTTTTGAGCGTCTAATTGCTGCAAATAAACAAACTACAGAGAATCAAGACAAGGCAGCACAGAGAGTTCCTATAGACATCGGAAAGGGTGTGCGTCAATTAATTGTATTGACCATGCTGTTCGGTACAATCGCAGCACCATTCATACTCCCATTCTTCGGTGTTCCAACATTCGTAGAAGTTGATACCACCAATCCAGAGGGTTTGTTTGGATTGATTCCAGAAACAAGCAAGAAATATTTTGTTGAAGTAAATGGCTTCCTCTATACTTCAGAGAATAGACAAATTTTAGTTTCAATTGTTGGATTCTATTTCGGCACAGCCGCAGCAGGGAGAAAGTCATGAGATACACCAAACTAATTGCGATTGCTTTACTTCTTTCCCTGTTAGTCGCCGCTGGATGCAAATGCGTTGGCCCAGAGATTGTACCCGACAACACTGGTGACAGCGTAGTAATGATGTCACTTAAATCACAGATTGAAAAGAATCAGAAGATAGAACAAAATTGGTCATGGATTGTTTGGTATATTCCTGTTCTATTCTTAGTGGTTGCATGGGGCTACAAAGAGTTCTTCACTAAAAAGAAGAACTGACTATTGACATCGTCTATTGGTTGGCTATAATACCCGAGTAAGCCTCCGTAGCTCAGTTGGTAGCAGCATTTGACTTTTAATCAATAGGTCGTAGGTTCGAATCCTACCGGAGGCATTGATGTGTAAGTGTAAATTTTGCAACAAGACTTTCAATACACATAAAGAATCCAACGCAAGTATCTGTGGATCATGTAGTGTGTCCAAGCGTAGATGGATCTCTAAAATTGCTTTAGTAAAACAATTAGGTGGAAAATGTAGCAAATGTGGTTTTGCTGGTCATCCCAGTGCATTACATTTCCATCATGTAGATCCAAAAGAAAAGAACTACTCCATAAACAGTAATAAATTAATCGCAAAAGATAGATTGAATGAAGTAAAGAAATGCATTCTTCTTTGCGCTAACTGTCATTCAATTCAACATGCAAATAATGATTTGCTTAAGTCGTTTGGTCTTCTTAATGAAGATTGGCTTTGACTTTCGACAGAATCGTGATATATTATCATCATGAGCGAAGAACTCACACAATTGGAGCAAGAACTTCTGGAGATGCTTGACAAGCAAGCACACACAGAACTCATGCTTGGTGAAAAGATCAACAGCACTCTGCTCAACAAGGCAATTGAAATGATTCGTACCATTGCCAAGGAGAGAGCATATTGGCAATTCAAGGCCGAGTGCTACAAGAAAGATCTAATCAAACTAAACGCAGAGATTGATAAACTTTACGAAGACAAGTGGACTGACAGAGGAAACTACGAATGAGCATTCTTTCAAAGCCTGTCAACACACGTTATTACAAGCCTCTAGAAAATCCAACCAGATACCCCCTTGAATTGTGTTCCAATCACCACATCTGTCTTTGGTCAGAGGACGGAAAATTCAAGTGGACGATAGCGTATTTCGTAAAGCATAAAGAAGGTTATGATTTGACATTCATTGGAGATAGACCTCTTGACTCCCGCGTAAACTGGGATCATTTTAGAGAACTTGTAGTTCTTGGTCAACAGTTTGTCGATAAAGAGTGGGAAAACGAACAACAAGGAAAGTACGAATGAGTTACAATAATTCAACTGGCAAGCAATTCAATCTTGTTTTCATTTCAATTACTGTTTTCTTTTTGATGATGTTGGTGAATTGTATTATTCTTCTTGGCATCATCAATATGTGTGATGGAATGAATCTGAGAATCAGTGAACTTGAAGCACTGAATGGATATGCAATTGATAAGGATCTTACGCAATGAGTGACGATCCACCAAAGACCACGAAGGAAATGGTTACGGATGCACTAACCAATGTTCTCACGGACATTTGGTACGAAAAGAACAAGCACAGGGACATCGACTACTACCAAGAAGAGTTTCGCAAGTTCTGTGAAAGCGTTCTCTACTCTGCACTTTCCAAGGAGAACACCTATGATTGAACCAACAGAAGGTGAAATCGTTGATGTTCTGAACAAGTATCTCGACAGCGGTAGCCGAGATACATTTCATCAGATCTTGATTGGTCGTGCTATTGCTGAGATCAAGCATCTCCGCATGCGTGTTGCTGATCTTAAAAATGGATTTGAAGGCTCATGCACGGCATGTGAGCCTGTTGCTGAGATGAACAAAAAGTTGGTGCAGGAGCGTGATGAAGCAAGGTGGGAAGTCTGTGGCTTTCATCCCCTGACGGGATTCCTTGCAGGAGATTATGCCAACTCCCGTGGTTGGAATTATTTCAATGATGAGAGAAAGTGGCCGAAGTTTTCACAATCGGTAACTGACTTTAAGGAATTCTTAAGAGGAC